TGCCGTATCTGTGACTGTTGATAGTGTTTCGTCTGACCTAGCTCTAGTGATATCAGCAGCGGTAACCTCATGTTTAAGGTACATTCTTTCAACACCGTCATAATGATATTGGGCAAAGTATTGTAATGCCTCATCAATTCTATCTTCTACTTGGTCATCTTCTACATTGATTTCTATAACAGGTTTGCCTAATGCTCTTAAGCAATACTGTTTCATAGTCTCTCTTGTTGTAATTGGATTGTTTTGTGCCATAATATACTATTTATGCATTATATATACCTATATGATATTGGAAAACTATTATTATTTTTTGATAAACTGTATACCACCACGAATTTGTGATGAAATTGTACAATTTGGGTCGTCCCTCCAAGAGGAGTTTGCCACTACAGGTCAAATTACTGAAGCAGAGGCACAGGAAAAACAAGAAGAAATCAAAATACATAGAGATAGTAATGTCTCTTGGATGTCTGAACCATGGATTTATAATGAAATACATCCACGAATACACGAAGCAAATAGAAATGCTGGTTGGAATTTTGAATGGGATTATACAGAACCTGCACAATTTACCAAATACAAACTTAATCAATACTATCATTGGCATGAAGACCAAGATGTAAAACCTTTTAATAATGGAGAACCTGCATATCAAGGCAAGATAAGAAAGTTGTCTTGTACTTTACAATTGTCACATCCTGATGAATATGAAGGTGGTGATTTAGAGTTTGAAACACCAAACGGTATATTTAAAGTAGATGAAATAAAACCAAGAGGGTCTATTTGTGTATTCCCTTCTTTCGTCAAGCATAGAGTGACACCAGTTACCAAAGGTGTAAGACATTCTTTAGTAATGTGGAATTTAGGATATCCTTACAAATGATTATAAGACTACCTTTAGAAAAACATAAAGAAATTAAAAGTGATTTGTTAAAACACATTAATGATGGTTGGGCAGAACCAAAACAATGTAGAGACAAATACTACAATGATAATATCACAAAAACAGATTGGGATATGGCAAATGATTATGAAAGACCTTGGGTAAAATATTTCTTACCTTTCTTTGAACCTCATTTATTAAAAATGACCCAAGAGAGCGGTTATGCTAATTATGAAATATTTGAGATTTGGTTTCAAACATATCATCAAAATTCTACACATGGTTGGCATATACATGGTAGAAACTTTACAGGTGTTTATTATGTAGATTTTTCTGAGGATTGTCCTAAAACGGAAATCTATACTAGGGAACTAGGTGTATTTCCAATTAATGCAAATGAAGGAGATATTGTTATGTTTCCTAGTCATACAATGCATAGAGCACCAAAAGTAGAAGTAGATAAAAAGAAAACTATTATATCGTTTAATGTAGAAATGAAAGGTATATTAGATAGTGAATTAGCAATGATGGAAAATACTGGTATATTAAATGGCAGATGAGTTGATGATACAACCCATGTTTTCTAATCCTTTGGGTTTTAAAAAGATACACTTAACAGACGATTTTATAGATTGGGTTAAAAAAACAGAATATAGAAAAATAGAATTTGGTTATCAATCTGTAGATGAACAATTACTTGATAAATTTTCGTATATAAAAAATCAAGTAGAAAAAGAAGTACAAGCGTTTAATGATAATGTAATGATGTATGATACGCCAATAAAACTTACTAGGTCTTGGGCAACAAAATATGTACCTGGTGAGGAAGGCGAAGTACATATACACAATAACGCAACATACAGTTTTGTACTGTATATAAATAAAGGAGAAAGTTGTCAGTTTCAAAAGTGGCCAAATGACGGATTAAGACCACATTTCAAAGGGTATAATATATTCAATATGACAAGTCATAATATGCCAGTTGAACAAGGTAGTTTATTAATATTTCTATCTAACACACCACACAAGATACTGAAAACAAATGAAGAAAGATATAGTGTAGCAGGTAATTATATTATAACAGATATGAAGGAGTTTAAAATAGTATGACAACATTTATAGGCGAATATGCAATTGATCCTGGTATGTGTGACGAACTAATGGATTTGCATAAAAATAATCCTAAAAAACGAAAAGGTGTAGTAGGTAATAACAGGATAGAACCAACAATAAAAAAAAGTACAGATACAGACTATTTTGCTGATGAAAATCCTACAATAGTAAAATATGTAGCTATGCTACAAAGTTGTTTAGACCAATATGGTTCAATGTATCGTTGGGCAGATGAAGGACAGGAAAAATTTGCAATATGGGAAAAGTTAAACATTCAACACTATGCACCAGGTGAAGGTTATCCTCGATGGCACTATGAAATGTCAGGACATGATGTTAATGTACAAAGACATTTAGTTTTTATGACTTTCTTAAATACGGTAACAGACGAAGGACATACAGAATTTTGGTATCAGAAAATTAGAAAATCACCAATAAAAGGTTTAACATTAATTTGGCCTGCAGCTTGGACACATACTCATCATGGCATTCCATCTATGACGGAAGACAAGTATATTATAACAGGTTGGTGGAATTTTCTGAAAGAAGAACAGTATGGTAAACAACCTAACCCTAATCTGGAATCACTTCCTGTTGAAAATAAAAATAAAAAAGTCTGGTATTGGAAAGACGAACCAAAAAATCATGCTGAAAGATAATTTTTTTGAGGATGTAGATTATATTCGTGGGATTGCATTAGAACAAAACTATACAAGTAATTTATCAAATGGTTCCTCATATTATAGAGGTATGAGAGCAGATGTACCTGATATAATATATGATGATGTATCAAGGCAAATATTAAACACCCTAAATATGAATAGTGGTAAAATATATCTGTGGTTTGCATATCAAACTGAAGCGCCTATTGATGAGGACTGTATTCATACGGATGACCATACTACTGCAGGTTTAATTTATCTACATGATAATCCTAAACCTAATTGTGGAACAATACTATATAATAATGGAAAGAAAACAATAATTGAAAATAAGTATAATAGATTTATAAGTTATTCTTCTAAAATGCCCCATAGTCCAGAAGGATTCTATGGCGACAATATGAACAATGCAAGAATGACTTTAACTTACTTTATTGATTGAGGATATAATGTTTAAAGAAAAAAATTATCAAGTAATAAAAGGACTGATATCACCAGAAGTTTCTGATATCGCCTACAAGTATCTTTTAAATAAAAGAAGAATTACAAAATTAATGTTCGAAAAGAGGATAATATCTCCTTACAACGACCATTGGGGTGTATTAAGTGATGGACAGATACCTGATACATGGGGTAATTATGGTGATGTTCTTATGGATACATTATTACAACATATTAAACCTACATTAGAAGAACAGATTGATATAAGATTAACCGAAACATATACTTATACTCGTATATATAAACATGGCGATATTCTCAAAAGACATAAAGATAGACCTTCTTGTGCCGTTTCTGCTACTATGAATATAGGTGGAGATGAATGGCCAATTTATGTTGATCCAACAGGTAGTGGTACAATAATCTATGATGAAAATAATATTGCTGTTGATTACCAAGTAGGTACTGAACCAGGTGTTAAAGTTATGTTAAATCCAGGCGACTGTTTAGTATATAAAGGTTGTGAGTTAGAACATTGGCGTGAAACATTTTATGGCGAAACATGCGCTCAAGTATTCTTACATTATAATGACGCTTCTTCACCTGAAGCAGAAACTAATAGATATGATGGAAGACCGTTTGTAGGTATACCTAAAACGACCGCTGATTATTTGTCAGATTATGGTATTAAGTGATTATTCCCAAGCTTGACTTGAAGGGTTCCAAACTTTAGCAGCAAGTTGAGAAGATGTTGGACTAGATACTGCTTCTTCCGTTAAATCATTTATATCATTGTTATTTACAAGATTTCTAAAATATTGTCCTGCGTTTTCACCAGTAACCTCATATCCTAAAAATCTAGTATTCGTTTGGTCCCATTGTATAGAATATTTGTATGTTTTACTGTCAGCACTATATGTTAATTTATTATCTGGTGGTAATGCAACAGGTTGATAGTATGCACCATCAGTTGTATTTAATACCCAATCATCATCTGGTTTAACAGTAGTAAAGTATCCGTCACCACTATCGTCAATAAAATGACCACCAATAGCTGCATATCTTTTTCTGAATTTATTATTATAAGATGTTTGTTTCCATGCAACACCTGGATATACACCACCAACATTTGGTATTGCTGGATCGTCAGCAACATTGTTTGCACACCAAGTTTCACCGTCAGCTGCCATATCAGCAGATACATTACTGTTATCTACTACGATTATTCTTATAACTTTATTTGTTGCGTCTAATTCTGCAAAGTGTGCCATATTATGATGTCCATGTTCCTGAAGAATTGAATGTGTGTGCTCTAGTTGAACCTATAATGGATTCAGTACCACCTGTACCTTTCTGTGCTGTGCCTGGATAAACTACAACGACACGACCTGAACCACCTTGTCCAGAACCATTCCATTGTCTTTCACCGCCGCCTCCGCCGCCTCTATTTGATATACCTGATTGAGCAGATGTAACACCACCTGCACCTCCACCTTGGTTTGCACTAGAAGTTGAATGACCGCCTCCGCCGCCACCTGCATAACCTATTGTATCGCCAGGGAATGTTTTACCTGCACCACCATTTGATGAACCACCTGGTATAGCCGCCGTGTTTGCACCACCGCCGCCTCCGCCGTTTGCGTCATTACCTTGAGCACCATTATTACCTTGTCCAGAAATTCCTGAACCACCACCTGAACCTTGACGACCTCCGCCACCAGAACCTCCTGGTTTACCTGACCTTGGGTTTCCATCAGAAGCACCCCCGCCACCACCTGTAGCTGGGATATTTCCAAACGCACCTGCACCACCATTACCACCTGGTCCAGAAAATCCTGTTCCTGGTGAACCACCACCACCTACTGTCACAGTATATGGTATACCTGGAGCAGCAGTAATTGAAGCAGAGATATAACCACCTGCGCCGC